TGCCCTGTTACCGCAGTTGTCATCGCTTGCCCCCTTTGAGCTTATTTGCCCTGTGGGGCAAGCGTTAGGCTAGGCTTTTGGCTATATTCAGTTTTTAAGGTGCTATATTTACGATACTATCATCTATCAAAAGTATCTTATGATAAATTAAAGAAACTATATCAATTCTTTTAATCGGCTAATTTAGCAATTTTGCCCACCAAAAGTTAAAGGCTTGGACTTGTTGGAAGTTCAAGCCTTTAGTTGGGGACTAAACAGAACTATTGGGAACCGGGGGCTATCTTAAAGAGCGAGGTTGCCTAGCTTCTCTTTGACTTTCTGTTTGGATTGCCTGTTCCTTTCCCTGCTTTCCTCAAAAGAATAGCCGTAAAGGGTTCGAAGCGGATTAGACCAGTCAATGTTAGAGGCAGCGCGCCCCCGGTCAGTTAGTCTGAAGTAGCGCCTTGGCTCAGCTTCAGGATACTTCTCCTGAAACGCCGAGGTTTCTTCCCTCCCGGTAGACTCTACCCAGCCTAGCTGGGTCAGCATACCAAAGTAGCGAGCGAAGCTGTGTGACCTGATTGAGGTAAACTTGTGCGGGATTCGCTCCAAGACACGAAGCTTAAATCTGTCTTCTTCCTCGGAGGTCATGGAGGGGAGTCTGCGTTTTATTCGTCTCTCTACTTCTCTGGCTACGGCGTCTTCGGCGTGTTCTCTAAATAATGCTATTTTGTAGTGCTCTCGAATATCGGTCTGACATGCTCCCTCCGATGGGTCTATATTAGGGGAACCATAGGGACCGAGACCAGCTAGGTAGTCTCTTATGAACATTCCTAGCCCGAAAGGGCGAAGAAATCCTCCACGGTAGGGTCTTAGCACCTCAGCCATTTTCCCACTCGTCCTTCGTTTCTTAACCTTAATCCCTGCCTCATGGGTATCAAACCACCATTAACCATAGTGGAAAACCGCCTAATTTTGGCTCTCAGGGGCTGTTGCCTCGTCCCAGTTTGTCATACCACTCCCGCAGCTCCGTGCCGGCTATCTTACGATACTTCATAGTCGTCCCAATGCTCTGGTGTCCGAGGTGTTCTTGAAGCATCCTGATGGCGTCGGTAGAATCATCCTGGCGAACCGCCATAACTGCGAAGGCATCCCTCAACCGGTGGGGCGAAACGCCGCGCACTTTACCTGTCTCGGGGTTTACCAGCTCCCCCACGCCTGCTCTCCTGGCGCAGTCCTTTACTATTTTCTGAGCCTGGATACGACCAATCTTGAAGATAAGCCCCTCTGTGCCATCCCGGTGAATAAAGTCTATGAGCATGTCCATAGTTTTCTTTTCCAGGGGGATTGTTCTAACTCGGTGCATTTCCTGCTCTTTCCTTAGCGGCTCAGGCACCTCCTTACCACAACCAGGGCAGAACTTAGCCGTTCGGGACATCCTGGTGCCGCAGTGGGGGCAGAGGAGCTTGGTTCGAGCCTTGAGGTGCTTGATAGTGACGGTGCCCTGGATGGCGTCTACGTCCTCCACCCCAATCCCCAGGGCTTCTGATATTCGGCAGCTTCCCCAGAATAGCACGCGGATAAGCAGTCTATCTCGGACACAGGTGGCTGTCTCTGCCATGCTCTCCACTTCTTCTGGAGTTAAATAGGTCTTAGTCGCCATTATTCACCTTCTCCAAATACATCCTGTCTCCCTATGAAACCTTATCCTCGCTCTTTCCTCTTTGGTCTTAATTCTTCCTTATATGTCCAGCCGTAGTTGCTCGGGGTTCCCCCTTCACAAAAGATTTGGTTTGTAAACGTCTTTCCTCAGCCCTCTTTTGCTAGCTATTTTTGCCCCGATTTTGGGGCAAGGCTTTGTAAAGGCTGGCCCAAAATGTCCTCCAGCGTTTTACCCTCCCGCTGTACCCTTATCTGCACGAAACCAGGGCTAACTGTTACCCCGGTCTTTTCAATTAACCAGCGAGCTGCCGCTGAGTAGTTGCCACAACAAGCCTGTAGGGCTTTACAAATATTTGTAAAGGTGATATCGTATCTTTTCCGACCAATCCTATTACCTGACTTGGTTCCGTGCCGTTTTGCATAGTCCATCCCGGCCCGCACCCGCTGACTTATCGTTTGCCTCTCGAGTGCAGCTACTGCCGCCATAATATTAAAGATAAATTCGCCATGGGGAGTGGTAGTATCAATAGATGGCTCTGTGTAGCTCCGAAAGCCCACCCGGTAACTCCTCAACATGTTTAGGGTATTGGCAGCGTGAATAACGGAGCGGAAGGCGCGGTCTATTTTCCAGACGAGCACCACATCAAACTTGTGTAGAGCGGCGTCCTTCATCAGGTGTTTCCAGCCTACTCTTCCCAAGAAGTCAGCAGCCGAGGCTTCATCAACATACTCCCGGTAAACAATCCAGCCCATCTCACGACAGTACTCCCGGAGCTTGGAGAGCTGGACCTCCGTGTTTTGGTCTTTGTCTGTTGTTGAGACTCTAGCGTATATGGCCGCTTTCACCTTGCCTACTTCCCTTCTTTAGTCGTCCTCTTCAATAGTTACCTTAAGCCGCTGCGGCGCCAGCTCCCCCAGTGCCTCTTTCTGGACGTAGATAGTACCGACGGCGATATCCCGGCTGCTGTGAGCTTCTTCACCAAGCTCCTCTTGATACCGGATGGTGTTCTTGGTTTCCTTTTCACGGCTGAATATTAGTTCCAGCTTATCCATCAGTCGCCCCCTTCATTGGTTGTAACCTCGGTTGTAACTTCATTCCCCTGCCCCTTCCTCCACTAAAGTTAATTGTGGCTCCACCGATGGTTGATAATCGGTAAACTGTATCAGCTTGCCATTCCAGTTTAGCTTCACCACCACGCCAGATTCCCGCTGCCTCTGCTTTTCAACGCCGAGCTCAGCCACCCCCCTGGGATAGGCCTTGCGTTCCCCTTTTGGCTTCCACTTGTTCCCGACCTTATTGAACTCTTCTTCCCACTCCTCCTCCGTGTAGTAGACGTCGTCCCGGTAGAGAAACATAACGACATCGGCATCCTGTTCGAGAGACCCGCTGTCCCGCAAATCAGCCAACCTTGGCCTCTTGTTATACCGCTCCTTCTCCACCGCTCGCGACAGCTGGCTGACCGCAATCACCGCCACATCGGATTGCCTGGCTATTCCCTTCAAGCTCCTGGAGATATACCCAACCCTCTCATTCTCCGTGTGGCCGTACCCATCCGCCAGCAGCCCAAGATAATCAACGAAGATGACATCCAGTCCCGCCTCGAGTTTGAGCCTGGCTACGGCAGCCCTGATGTCGCTGGTGGTGACAGGTGCCCCTTCGCACTTGAGGAAGTAGAGCTTTCGCTGGGACATCGGCCCGAGGAACCCCAGGATCTCGGAGAACAGCCTTTCGTCATACTGGCCCCCAGCAATAACGGGTATTGGTTTGCGGACGGCCGCCACCACATCCCTGTCGATGAATTGGCTGAGGGTCATCTCCAGAGAACAGTAAAGAACACTGTGCTGCCGGGCCATGTTGTTCGCCCAGGCTTGAGCCAGCGCACTTTTTCCCATCCTCGGCCGTCCCCCAAGAAGGACTAAGTCCCCTTTGTGAGCGCCTCCCGTCAGTATATCTAGGTCATGAAAGCCATAGGTAATAGCTGTTTCGTCACCCTTCTCTTGGAGTTGCGTGTAACGCTCCATCCCATACTCAGCTATGTCGCGGGGGGTGTAGACCAGGGGTTTTATGGTGTCCCCGGTCATTGCCAGCAGCAGCTCCTGGGCTTTCCTGAGCGCGGTGTCTATGTCCGCCCCGGCACTGTAACCCATCGATGCTATGCGCCCGGCACACTCAATCAGCTTCCGTGCCTGTGAGCAACGGGCGACTATCCGCGCGTAGTGCTCAGCGTCCAGGGAAGTAGGGACTATAGATATCAAATGGCTAAGATAGGCGGCGCCACCGATATTTTCGATCTTCCCCATATTGTCGAGCTCATTGGCAACGGTGATCTGATCAATCGGTTCATCCCTGTCGGCGAGCCTCCTCATTGCCTCCCAGCACCAACTTCCCCGCTCGGAGTAGAAGTCACCAGTAGTTATTATTGGCGCCGCCTGGATAAACGCCTCAGCGTTAATCAGGCAGGAGCCAATGACTGCCTCCTCGGCGTCAATATCGTGCGGCGGTAGTTTTGGTTGTTCCATTTAGCTTCCCTCTTGCTCTTTCATAAATTGCTCGAAGGACTTCCCCCGGGGACCGGGGTGCTCCTTGCGCTTAAACTCCCGCTTTTTCAGCATCCAATTGCGAAAGCGATTTTTCCACCCCCCTTTGTGCTTTGGCGGCGGCTTCCCTGAGTAGTAGTCCCGGGCAGCCCTCAGCTGCGAAAGGTCAAAGTCGGGAAATTCCTGCCTGAAATCCCTGAGCCAAGCCAGGTCATCAGCTTGACCATAGCGCCAGCCCTTGAGCTCTCTTAGAATCTCTAGCATCTTCAATTCAGTTGTTGTTGGTGCCCCCCTTTCTTTTGTAGGAGTATCTTTATTATCTTTTGTGTGCACCTGTTTAGGTGACGATATCGTCACCTGTTTAGGTGATACCCTTCCCTGAATAGGTGATAGTTGAATAGGACTCGTCACCTGTTTAGGTGATAGTTCAGCTTTATCCGTCACCTCTTTAGGGGACACCTCGCCTGTCACCTGATTAGGTGATAGTTGGCTTTGAAGTGTCACCTGTTTAGGTGATAGCCACTCTTTGTACCGCTTTTGGAAACCCCAGAGGATGACGCGCCTTGCACCGCGGTAGATTACCTCTTTTGTGACAATGTTTCGCTTAGTCAACCGGGTCAAGACCCTATCAACATGCCGCCGTATGATGCCGGTGCCTTTTGCCCACTGGGTATGGGATATCACGTCAACCTTCTTACTTTCGCCGGTGGGGTTTTGCCAGCCGTAGGTCTTGCGCCAAAGAAAATGGACACACCTGGAC